GGACTTTGAAACCATTCTTGCTGAACGCAAGGCGACACTGATTTCCCTTTACCCGGAAGACCAGCAGGAGGCGGTCGCCCGTACCCTGATGCTGGAATCCGAGCCTCTCGTCAAACTGCTGGAGGAAAATGCTTATCGTGAGCTTATCTGGCGTCAGCGTGTGAATGAGGCCGCACGGGCGGTAATGCTGGCCTGTGCCGCCGGTAATGACCTTGATGTGATTGGTGCCAATTACAACACCACGCGCCTGACTATCACCCCGGCAGATGATTCGACCATCCCGCCGACACCGGCAGTGATGGAGTCTGACACCGATTATCGTCTGCGTATTCAGCAGGCGTTTGAAGGTTTAAGCGTCGCCGGGTCGGTGGGTGCCTATCAGTATCATGGCCGCAGTGCTGACGGGCGTGTCGCGGATATCTCTGTCACCAGTCCGTCTCCGGCCTGCGTCACCATCTCCGTGCTGTCACGTGAAAATAACGGTGTCGCATCCGAAGACCTGCTGGCCGTGGTGCGTAACGCCATTAATGGCGAGGACGTCAGGCCGGTGGCCGACCGCGTGACCGTGCAGTCTGCCGCCATTGTTGAATACCAGATAAACGCCACGCTTTACCTTTACCCTGGTCCCGAAAGCGAACCCATTCGCGCTGCCGCCGTGAAAAAACTGGAAGCGTATATCACGGCACAGCACCGGCTGGGGCGCGACATCCGTCTGTCTGCCATTTATGCCGCTTTGCATGTGGAAGGTGTGCAGCGTGTCGAACTGGCTGCACCGCTGGCCGACATCGTGCTCAACAGTACGCAGGCGTCTTTCTGTACCGAATACCGCGTCGTGACCGGAGGCTCGGATGAGTGATTCGCGACTGCTGCCGACCGGCTCATCACCGCTTGAAGTCGCCGCCGCAAAAGCCTGTGCGGAAATTGAAAAAACACCGGTCAGTATTCGTGAGCTGTGGAACCCGGACACCTGTCCGGCAAATCTGCTGCCGTGGCTGGCGTGGGCGTTTTCGGTCGACAGGTGGGATGAAAAGTGGCCGGAAGCGACAAAACGCGCCGTTATCCGCGATGCGTATTTCATCCACTGTCATAAAGGCACTATAGGTGCAATCCGGCGTGTGGTGGAGCCGCTCGGCTATCTCATCAACGTGACGGAGTGGTGGGAAAACAGTGACCCGCCCGGCACCTTCCGGCTTGATATTGGTGTACTGGAAAGCGGTATCACAGAGGCAATGTATCAGGAAATGGAACGGCTGATTGCTGATGCCAAACCTGCAAGCCGTCACCTTATTGGTCTGAACATTACCCGGGACATTCCCGGCTACCTGTTCGCCGGTGGTGTGGCTTATGACGGCGATGTAATTACGGTTTACCCCGGATAAGTGAGGAATAATGAGCACAAAATTCAAAACCGTTATCACCACTGCCGGTGCAGCAAAGCTGGCAGCGGCAACCGCGCCGGGAGGGCGGAAGGTCAACATTACCACGATGGCTGTCGGGGATGGCGGTGGTAAATTGCCTGTCCCGGATGCCGGACAGACCGGGCTTATCCATGAAGTCTGGCGACATGCGCTGAACAAAATCAGCCAGGACAAACGAAACAGTAATTATATTATCGCAGAGCTGGTTATTCCGCCGGAGGTGGGTGGTTTCTGGATGCGTGAGCTTGGCCTGTACGATGATGCGGGAACGTTAATTGCCGTGGCGAACATGGCCGAAAGTTATAAGCCAGCTCTTGCCGAAGGCTCAGGGCGTTCGCAGACCTGTCGCATGGTCATCATCGTCAGCAGTGTGGCATCGGTGGAGCTGACCATTGACACCACAACGGTGATGGCGACGCAGGATTACGTTGATGACAAAATTGCAGAGCACGAACAGTCACGACGTCACCCGGACGCCTCGCTGACCGCAAAAGGTTTTACTCAGTTAAGCAGTGCGACCAACAGCACGTCTGAAACGCTCGCCGCAACACCAAAAGCGGTAAAGGCCGCGTATGACCTTGCTAACGGGAAATACACTGCACAGGACGCCACCACAGCGAGAAAAGGTCTTGTCCAGCTCAGTAGCGTCACCAACAGCGATTCTGAAATGCTTGCGGCAACGCCAAAGGCGGTAAAGGCCGCGTATGACCTTGCTAACGGGAAATACACTGCACAGGATGCCACCACGGCGCGAAAAGGGCTTGTCCAGCTCAGTAGCGCCACCAACAGTGATTCTGAAACGCTGGCCGCAACACCAAAAGCGGTGAAGTCTGCCTATGACAATGCTGAAAAACGTCTTCAGAAAGATCAGAACGGTGCGGATATTCCGGGAAAGGATACCTTCACGAAAAATATCGGTGCCTGTCGTGCTTATAGCGGCGCTTTGAGCACTGAAGCCGGAAACTGGACAACCGCTCAGTTTATTGAATGGCTGGATTCCCGCGGTGCATTTAATCATCCGTACTGGATGTGCAAAGGCTCCTGGTCATATGCAAATAACAAAATCATTACGGATACCGGATGTGGTGATATCCACCTGGCAGGTTGTGTCGTCGAGGTCATGGGAACTAAATCTGCAATCACTATCCGAGTGACCACGCCGACAACATCAAGTGGTGGCGGTACAACCAGCGCGCAATTCACTTACATTAATCATGGGGACGGCTACTCCCCCGGCTGGCGTCGTGACTGGAATCGTCAGGGCGACGCAATGACCGGAACGATTAATCAGGATGGCGGAAGCCAGAATGCCTATATGTCTACGGCCTTATGTTCAGGCACCAGAGGCGGCAAAAAATATCTCAGAAAGTTTCGTGGTGGAGAAGGAGACACTATCTGGCATGAAACAGTGCAGGGCGGGGTAATTCGCTGGGCGACAGGAAACTATGACGCTCAGGAAGAATTATCACTCAGCTCCGCTTATGGTCTCCGTTCTAGAGGTGAAATTACATCACTCAGTGCTAATGGTCTGCGCATTGCTTATGGCAATTATGGATTCTTTATCAGGAATGATGGTGGCAGCACATATTTAATGCTGACGGCCTCTGGTGATAAATTTGGGACATGGAACGGTTTAAGGCCGCTGACTATCAATAACGCTAATGGCGGAGTGTCAATGGGGCATGGCCTGAGTGTTACTGGTGATATTGCCTCAAGTACCAAAGTACGTGCCGGTAGCGGGAAAAAGTTCACGGTCAGCAGCAGCAATACATCCACGAAGGAAGCCGCATTCAATTTGTGGGGAAACTCAAGTCGTCCTGTGGTGGCTGAATTAGGTGATGATGCAGGCTGGCATTTTTACAGTCAGAGAAATACAGATAACAGCATCACTTTTGCTGTTAACGGGCAGGTATCACCATCTAACTATAGTAATTTTGATTCACGCTATGTCCGGGATATCCGGCTTGGTGGTGCTGCCACATACAAACCTGCGAACAATGGCATGACATGGACACATCAGGCACCGTCCGGGTGTGTATATTCCGGCATTATTGTTCAGGATACCGGCTCAAACTCTGCCGATAACATTGGTGGCGTATATTACAGACCGGTGCAGAAATACATTAACGGGACTTGGTATAACGTGGCGCAGGTATAATTTATGCAGCATTTGATAAATATAACGGCAGGTAATCCAAAAACGGTTGGACAATATCAATTGACAAAGGACTTTGATGTTGTCTGGTTTTTTTCAGAAGATGGTAAGAACTGGTACGAAGAACAAAAGTATTTTGCTGATGACACGATAAAAATAGCGTACGACAAAGATAATATTATCCGCTATGTGGAAAAGGATGTGACAGCTATCAGACCGGATGGATTAAGTGTTGTTGAAGTGCCGGATATTACTGCTAACCGACGGGCGGATATTTCAGGGGGCTGGATGTTTAAGGACGGCAAAGTGATTAAACGCATTTATACGGCAGAGGAATTACAGCAGCAGGCAGAAATTCGGAAAGCCAGACTTCTTGCAGATGCTGAATCCGTGATTTTGCCGCTGGAGCGCGCTGTCAGGCTGAATATGGCAACAGAGGAGGAGCGCACACGACTGGAAGCATGGGAACGCTACAGCGTTCTGGTCAGTCGTGTGGATCCTGCAAATCCTGAATGGCCGGAAATGCCGCAATAGATGTATTAGCTCTGATGTGGGGTTACGCATCTATAGCACAGTGTAGAACCCAATCTGGCGGTCTGCCCTGTGCCAAATGCGGAAATTATGCCCCAATTCAGTGTTAATAAATGCAAATAATCTACGGTAAAGAAAAAGGGATGCTTGTAACTACTTCACATAAACATTATTGTGGTAAAACATACAGTCAAGTTATCATTTGTAACCTATTGGCATGTATGCTGTATCTATGTTAACTCAAGCGGAAAGTAATTATCATGGAAAAAATTAAAGCACCTTGCCCATACTGTAAAGGTGAAAAAAATTGTCTCACAATAGGTCATAAAAAAAGAGAGTGGAGTAAAAATGATGGGGATAACTATTTTTGGGCTGAGAGTGAATATAATTTATTAGAGTGTATGGGGTGTGATGGAATATTTACATATATAAAGTCCCGTCACAGTGAAGATTACGACATAGAAAGGGATGGCTCGGGGCATGATTTTATGATATATAACGAGCATATATCAATATATCCTGCTCAAGAACAGGATGAAATTAGACCTGATTGGTTTGGTGAGGTGCTAAGCAAAGATTATCAGCTATATGTAATAATGAACGAAATGTATATCGCATTTCAAAATAAATCATTCATTTTGGCGGCGATTGGGCTTAGAACTATTTTTGACAGAACTGTTGAGGTTCTGGATATTCACCCCGGGCATACATTAAGCCAGAAAGTTGATATTCTCAAAGATGAAGGTTTTATCGGGGAAAAAGAAAAAGAGCAACTTAAAATTGTAACTGAAGCTGGCAACTCAGCTGCACATAGGGCATGGGCACCGAGCGAAGATGAATTTAAATCGCTTTTGGCTGTTATAGAAAGCTTTGTAATGCGAACAATACTAAAAGATAATAACATTTTTAAAATCGTAGAAAAACTACCAGAAAAACACTCAAGGCCACCAAAAAAACAAGAATAATGTACCTAAATATAAACAGAGCTAAGAGATTATGTCTTGGCTCTGGTTAATCTCCAGTAGTGCATGATTTTTGCAATGACCTGACTGAACATTTAAACGAGGAAAATATCCCATATTTGCTTTTCACTGTGAGTTCAGCCTGTGGGTGTAACACTGGTTAAAACGCTCTGCGAGTGATTCATTGTCTAGCGTTCTGGCTATATTAATTTTCAGTTGGAAACTGAGTAAGTACAGATAAAGACAGGCAGGCGGATTACCCGCCTTTTCTTTGTCTGTTGTTTCATCCACTGACCAGCCAGGTCAAATAGCGTCTCATGCACTACCCAACAGAAAATAGTTGCACCCATTAACCACGGAGTTAAACGGATGAGCGACTATCATCATGGCGTGCAGGTGCTGGAGATTAACGACGGCACCCGCGTCATTTCCACCGTATCCACGGCCATTGTCGGCATGGTTTGCACGGCCAGCGATGCGGATGCGGAAACCTTCCCCCTCAATAAACCTGTGCTGATCACCAATGTGCAGAGCGCAATTGCAAAGGCCGGTAAAAAAGGCACGCTGGCGGCGTCGTTGCAGGCCATCGCTGACCAGTCAAAACCGGTCACCGTAGTCGTGCGTGTGGAAGACGGC